GCTGGAAGTAACCCAGCTTGCTAGCACCCAACACCTCTTCTTGCACGCTCTTGGGCTGTTGAGCTAACCACTCGCCGTAGCTCAAGTCAATTGGCACCTGACCATTGGTACTCGAACGTGTGGCTCGATCTGATGGCGGCAAGATCTCAGCGCGGACCACGGGCACCACAACACTGCGGCAGTTGAAATGCTGCGGTGGCCGCGGACCCTTGCCATAAGCAAACTCACGGCCGTCTAACGCCCGGCAGATCGAACTGGTCCGCGTATCCAGCGTCGCCACGTACCGGTAAGTCGTTGTTACATCTTGGTTCGCCTCATACACCTGCATCGATGAGGTATTAGCAACCTGGTTGATGCTGGTGCGCACCAAGGCCACGATCTGGTTGTTGGCTACAGCAGTGGCCTGACCGCCGGCGGCAACCACCTGCTTCACCGTGCGGGCACTCTCTCCAAAATCAAGCTTGCCGACCAGCTGCCGGGCAATCTCCGGAGTCGGTGTGCCCTCTTGCAAGCCAGTGCGGACCACCTGGGCAAAGCGCTCCGCCTGGGTTTCAGCAATACCGCGGAACGCCTTCGACACCACCTGCCCATTGGGCAGCGTGATCCTGGTGCCTTGCGCAGCGCTGAGGCTATAAGTCTGCTGAGCTCCTTGCACTGCGGCAAAAAGATCGTCGCTCAGTGTGGCCACGTTGAGCTGCGTTGGATCAGCGACTACCACCGACTGACCAAAATTTGGGCTGACCTGCACGGGTACAACCGTGGGCCTTAGCGCTACCGGTAACACCCTCTCAAGCTCACGACGGACAAAATCTGTTTGCAGTTCCGCCAGACCCTGCAATTCAGTGGCCGTCAACGCAACAGCTTGATCGGCCCAGCTGGCTAACGCTAAGCGCAGCTGCGACAGAATCTGCCGCAATGCTGATGCCTTCGCCGGTGCTTCTGCATCGTCAATGGCGCGCAGCTGGTTCGCAGCGGCCACCATGATCCGGTTGTACAGATTAATCAGCTGACGCGACACGCTATTGCTATAGCGGTTTAGGTCAACAACGTTCCGATACAAGCGGGCCGGAACACTCATGTCTCAATACCCAATTCCTTTGGCTGGTAAGACGAACTAATGCTGACGTTGGCGCCAGCACGCAAGGACGAGATGATCAACGTCGTGAAGTCGTCGTAACTGTGCTCACCCTGTTCGTAGAGCACTGTTTCGCCGATTTCATCAGCGCGGCCGTTTTTGTACCAGCTCACACGCACGATCGCCAAGATTTCATCCGGCAGGTCGCAGACGTGGTAATCCAGCTCCTGCCGGCGCGGTGGCTTCGGCTCCAGCATGATCATCCAATCAATTAGGTGGCTGGTTGTCCAATCGAGCAGGTTGTAAATCAAGCCCCGCATTGGCCGTTGCTCCTATTTCTTCCTCCACGTTAAAGTCATCTCCCAGCACTTCACCATCGGCTAACTGCTGCAGCAGCGTTTCCTGCGTGATTGTGCCAGCGGTATAGAGCGACAGTAACGCTGTGATCTGCTGGGGCTCTAGCTGTGCACCAAGGAAATCACGGTTGACCAAACTGCTACCTGCTGCTTGGTTCTGACCTAGGAATTGGGCGTGGTACTGCAAGGCATTGTCGATCATGTCTTGCACGTTCTGAGCGATCACCATCATGGTGCTATCGCCTTGACTGCGATCAATCATCTTGGCGCTAGCCGTTTCACCGACAAGCTTTTGACCCAACACAGCGGATAGACCCAGTTCGTTGATCTGACGCTCTAGCTGATCAAGGCGCTGGAATTGCGAATCAAAGGCATCGCTAGGTGGTGCGATGTACTCGGCGCGGCCGTCGGCAGGAAAGGCGATCGCTTCACCAGGACCGGCGGAGACTTCCTCTGCAGCAGAGGGGAAGCCAAAGAATGCCAGCATCGGCACGGCTGAGATGTGCAGCTGATTATCGAGGTCCGATTGGATCTGATACGCCTTGAGGTTGAGCTCGGCGATATCTTCCAATGGCGGTCGTGACTCTAGGTAATTGATGCGGCCGCAGTAGGCCACAGAGAATGGGATTTCATCGAGGCTGGTGGTACCTTCGTCGACAAGCTCGTATTCACCGTTATCGGCTTGCTGATGGATCTGGTAAGCGCCAGGCGTTAAGACACGAACCTGCTGCACGATCTTTTCGCCGTACTCACCCTCTGGCATCGTGACCGTCTCCTGTAGGCGCAACATGCTCAGGCGCTGCTCACCGTTGCTTTGCTCTGTGCGCCAGCCCAGGATTTGCCTAGGTGTATAAGTCACCCAGTAAGGACGGCCGCCATCAGACGGTGCATCCACCAGTGTGCCGATATGGCCGTATCGGATCAGCTTGCGGGTGGTTTCATAGGTCCAGACGTTGAGGTCATTGCCTTGCAGGTCAACGTCGAAAAGCTGCTCGCGAATCGTGTCACTGGTGTCGACCAGCCTTACAGGCTTTCGCGTCAGCATGCCAGCCAGCATGCGCTCCAAGCGCTGGTAATACGGCGGGCAAACGCTACGCGCTAAACGGTTGTCGTAACTTTCGTCGAGCTCACGTGGTTCTTGCGGTAGATATCGCCGATGCCGTCTGCGCATGCCATAAGTGCCATGCAGCAGGTCTTCAATCAGAATCCAATGCGGTTCTTGAGCGAACCAGGCTGTATTGGGGTCGCTGACTTTTACTACCGCACGTTGCGCTAGCGGTCGGTCGTATTGCCTAAAACCTGAATACACAGCGCCACCGATGCGATGTGATCAGTTTAGGCAATGAGGCTCAAGGGCTATAGGCAATAAAAAAGCCCTGGCCCCACCTCCAGAGCTTGATGTGGTTCGACAAAATCAATATATGCGTATTCCAGTGCTTCTGCCAGCGCCTGAATGTAAAGGATTAAATTCACGCCAGATCAGGTAGCCAAGCGCATCATTCATGTGGTCGTAACCAGCTTCTTTATCCGGGTCACCCTTGTCGGTGTAACACTGCAGCTCTAGGCATTCGATCAAGCGTTTGCAGGTCTGCTGGACCTGAAGGCGCACCTGACCTTTGCCATTCTCTAAGAGTGCTTGAACAGCTGCGACCCGATCACGCACTGGCGGGTTGGACTTGGGTGACTGGTTGCTAATGCCGTAGCCCTCCAAGATCTGAATATCGGTCTGGGTGGCATTGGTGCTGCGGTTGCCGCCGCTGGCATCGGGGTAACCGTATAGGCGATGTTGCGGGTAACGGCTGCGGATCTGCTGGCCTAGGGCATCGGTGTCGTGGGCGCCACTGATCTCATCGACGATTAGAAGGCCATTAGCCGTGCGGATGCCGATAACGGCGGACATGTTGCCAATGTTGAAGTCGATGCCAATGCGCAGCGGTTCATCGCTGATATCCGGCAGTGTTGCTGTGACGTGCTTAAGACGGTCGAAGCGGTTGTAGACCGTTCCGGTGGTGAGGTTGACGAACTCACCATTGAGATATGCCTGCAACAGGTTCGGGTCATAGTTCGCCTGCAGGCGTTCGATGAAATCTGCTGGTAGGTGTGGGTTATCAGTGCTGCGCATTTTGATCAAGCGTCGATCATCACGACCTGAAGCTTTATCAGACGCGAAGGTTTCCCATAGCCAGCGGTAACCCTCAGGCGTTGAAGCGGCACCAAATTGGCGGACATTGCCAGAGCGAAGGCGACCGAGGATTTTTGGGAATGCCTTAGACGCAATAGAAGGGGTGACGGTATCGATCTCGTCGGCTAGCACCCAGGCGAGGTTGAGGCCGATGATGCGCGTCCAGTTTTCAAAGGAACGGCAAAGGATTTTGGTATCACCGCCTGGTAGGTGGAGGATGTATTCAGGTAGCGGTGAGGCGCGGAAGCTGTAAGGGATGCCGTGATCCTCTAGGAAATCATCGAAGTCGCTTTGCCAGATATCGCGGATGAGTGGGCCGGTGGGTTCCATGACGGCACCGATAAAGCCTTGATTCGCGATGGCCAGTGTGACGGCTTTAGCGCAGAGGGCTCTGGTTTTACCAGCGCCGTAACCGGCGGATAAGCCGATGATTTGAGTGGATTGATCAGCGACGAAATCGAGCTGTCTTGGGTGTAGGCCGTCGTAGATGCGGCTGATCAGGGTGTCGGCATCGTCTTGTTTGGCGATACCACGCTGGTTTAAGCGGATCTGTGCGCGTGCGGCACTGATCGGATCAAAGAGCAGCGCCAAGGCCAGCTGCCTGCATGCGTAGGAGGATTTGCTCTTGCTGTTCGGGTGTTAGGTCGGACTGCTGAATAATTTGTACGACGGTAGAGAGGGTATTGAGCACTTCACGTCGTGTAGCAGCGGCGTCTGACCAACGATCACGCCAGCGAGAGGAGTGTGTAAGGAGCCATTGGGCGTCGCGTGTGTCACCGTTGGCGATTTTGGCGGCCAAGGCTTCTTCACCTGCTGCGGCAGCCTCTTGAATAGCCCCAAAAAGACAAAGTTCAAGCTCGGTTGGCGTATCACCCTGCGCATTAGACAACCAAAGGCGAAAGATTTCGTCGGAAACACCACAAGCTTCAGCGATGTTGCGCTGCGACCAACCCAAAGCAGCAAGTCGTGCTGCTTTTTCGATCAAGTTGGGGTTGAGTTTGTAGTGTCCGCGCTCTTTT